TAGAAACAATTGGTAAATTTATTGAGGAAACATTATGATAGAGATTTATGGAAAAACACCATGTCCATTTTGCGATATGGCAAAACAACTTTGTGAAAAAGAAGGATTAGAATATCAATATTTTCATTACGGAATAGATTTTAGTAGAGACGAAATGCTAGCAAAATTTCCAGGTGCTCGAACATTTCCACAGATTATCGTTGACGGTAATAAAATCGGTGGATATACGGAGCTTAAAGAACACTTAGGATAAGGAGACCTAATGTCAGACCCAAACCATTGGTATACACACAATTGCGAATTTTGTTTTACAGAAACAAGAATTCACTTTTTAGAAGAAAAACCAGAACCTATATTTTGTCCACATTGTGGAACAGCAGTTGAGGAGCCAGATGAGCTTGATTTTGATGTATAAATACATATATGGAATGGATATACAATGGTCGCAAGTGGGAACCACCAGAGGATTTTTCCTCTGAGGATTATTATGGGTTTGTCTACTGTATTACAAATCGTGCTACAGGTAGAAAATATATCGGCAAAAAGTTTTTTTGGTCAAAGAAAACTCTACCAATCACAAAAACTAGAAAACGCAGAAAACGACTTTTAGTCGAAAGCGATTGGCGCGTTTACTATGGCTCAAATAAACATTTAAAAGGCGATGTAGAAAAACAAGGTGATGAAATGTTTCATAGAGAAATAATTCACCTATGTAAAACCAAAGGGACATGTGCTTATATGGAAGCAAAAGAACAGTTTGATAGAGAAGTATTACTAACAGATGATTATTATAATGGAATTATTTCTTGCAAAATTGGCGGAATGACGGTCAAAAATTTACAAGAAAACACTGTACAAAACGATTAAAACCTGGTATAATACTAATAATGGCAGAAATAATTAACATATTCACTGGTAAAGAGATAAAGCGTATTAAATCTCAAGAAGAAATAATCGCTGAATTACACGATGATATGATTAAAATCTCTCAACATATATTCGATTGTATAGATGAAGAATTATATGAAATAGGTCAAACACCTGAAGGTCATAATATCTCAGGACTTGAGTTAAGAGATGAAAATCTAAAAGAAGGCAGAGATGCTTTAGTAATAGTAAACTTATTATATAGTATGTTACTAAGGTTTAAAGGCGAAGACCATGGATTACAAAAAGACATGGATAGATTATATGTTAAATTAAAAGCAATGAAAGCTTTAAAAAGAAATGATACTGAGATTGCTTTCGAGCCTGATTTTATTACAGATGAGGATTACGATGATACTACTTGATTATTCACAAATCGCACTATCAAATATTATAGTGCAAAAACTAAATGATGAGTCTATGATAAGACACATGATTCTAAACTCTATTAGAATGTATAACAAAAAATATAGAGACGAATTTGGCCAAATGGTTATATGTGCTGATGGTATGAATACCTGGCGTAAAGATTATTATCCTTATTATAAAGCTAAAAGAAGAACAAAAAGAGAACAATCTGACCAAGATTGGAATGAGATTTTTAGAATTCTACATTTGGTTAGAGATGAAATTAAAGAAAACCTACCTTATAAGGTTATTCACATGGACGGAGTAGAAGCAGATGACATTATTGCTTCATTAGTATTACAATCTCAAGAGTTTGGTTTAGGTGAACCAATGATGATTGTTTCCTCTGATAAAGATTTTATTCAATTACAAAAATTTAAAAATGTCAAACAATTTAGTCCTATACAAAAGAAAATAGTAAAGGACAATAACCCTAGAACTTATTTGTTCAATCATATAATGAAAGGCGATACCGGAGATGGTATTCCTAATGTGTTATCTGACGATGATACATTTGTGACTGATAAAAAACAAACCCCATTACGAAAAACTAGAATTGCTGAATGGTTAGAAAATTCAGATAATTTAAGAAATGTAATGGAACATGAGACGTTTCGTAATTATCAACGAAACAAAAAGTTAATTGATTTGACGGAAGTCCCAGAAGACATCCAACAAAACATTATATATAATTATAACGAGCAAAAAGTTGCTATGAAAATGAAAGTATTGAATTACTTAATTAAAAAGAGATGTAACCAATTGATTGAAGTTGTGGAGGAATTTTATAACAATGAAACTATTAGTATCTGAAGTATTAACAAAGGCGAATAAAGTCGCCAAAAGAGAAGACAGAATTGCGTTCTTAAAAGAACACGATTCACCTGCATTAAGGGATGTAATCAGAATCGCATATGACGATGATGTAGTATCTCTCCTACCTGTAGGGAAACCACCTTATAAAGAAGATGATGCACCTGAAGGTCATGCACCAAGCAGTCTTTATAAAGAATTTAGACAATTTAAATATTTTTTCAAAGGAGCTATCGCAGATAAGCTAAAACCTATGAAAAGAGAAACCCTATTTGTCCAGCTTTTGGAAAGCATTCATGCATCCGAAGCTAAGTTACTCGTCAGAGCAAAAGATAAGGATATGAAAAATATCCCTGGAGTAACGAAAAAACTTTGTCAGGAAGCATTTCCTGGTTTGATTGCAAAGTAAGTCTATATTATGAGTATTTTAACTATTACAAGGAGTATAATTATGAATTGTCAATCGGTTGAACGTCTCAAAAAAGATAGGAAAGAGACTTTATACTATCGTAGAAAATTACTACAAAAAGGGAAAAACGCAATTGCGGCCAGACTCATGAAAAAAATCGCGAGGATGGACCAAGATATTGCTGATATGAAACAAGTAATAAATTCTTAGGAGGGATTTAGGAATGTGCAGATAACACTGTACATTCCACTAAACTTGTGGTATAATAACTATATTATGAATATATTTGTACTAGATAATGACCCAGTAAAAGCAGCACAATTACAGTGCGATAAACATGTCGTTAAGATGATTGTGGAATCTGCTCAAATGCTGTCAACTACTCACAGAATGTTGGACGGCACCGAAATGAAAAAGCCTTCAAAGTCTGGAAAAACAATGGTGAAATACTATGAGTTACCAGATGAACGAGAGGATATACTTTACAAATCAGTTCATTTCAATCATCCATGCACTGTTTGGACGAGGGAAAGCTGTTGTAATTATTCATGGCACTATGAGCATTTTATTGCACTTTGTGATGAGTATAAATATAGGTATGGTAAAACACATTCAACGGATAGTAAGTTGAGAGATATTCTAAGTAAAATCCCAACTAATATCAACAGAAATGGCGGAATGACAATGTTCAAACTAGCCATGAAAGCAAGTCCAGAATGTGTGGTACATGGATTAGGGGGTACAGATGCAGTCGAATCCTACCGTAATTTTTACCAAACAAAGCAAGCAAGGTTCAGTATGGTCTGGACCAAACGCAAAATACCGGAGTGGTTTAATGCCAATATATGATTTTGAAAATCAGAACGACAAGAAAATTGAAACGCACATGATGAAAATTGCCGATAAGGTTCAATTTCTTAAAGACAACCCACACTTAAAGCAAGTAATTCTTAAAGCACCAGGAATAGATTATGACGGTGGAAAATCCGTTTTAGGTAGAGCTGGTGATGGATGGAAGGAAGTGCAAGACAAAATTAAAAGTAATTTACCCCCAAGTCTTAGAGATAATATTAAAACAAAGTAGGAGTAATAATGAAAAAATTATATAAAAGATTACATAAATTTATGAAATGTAGTCGAATCCAAAATGTTTGGAGAACCATGTTGAGATGAAATTTTTACACGAACCAATTGCATTAGGTTATGATGACTTAATTGCAGAGAGTACTGGAACAGGCAGAATATACAAAGACCCAGAAGGAAAAGAATATCCATCGGTCACAACTGTATTAAAAATTCTATCTGAAGAAGCAATCCAAAAATGGAGAGCTCGTGTTGGCGAAGAAGAAGCCAATAGAGTATCAAGGATTGCAAGCTCCCGCGGTACAACGGTTCATAACATTATAGAAAAATATATAGCTAACGACCCTGATTTTATCAAGGACGAAATGCCTCATAATATACAAACATTTAAAGATGTACAACCCATCTTAGATGAATGTGTAACTAAAGTATATTGTCAAGAAGCACCACTATTTTCTAAACATTTAGGTTTAGCAGGAAGAGTAGATTTGGTCGGACAATGGAAAGGTGTAGATTCAATCATTGATTGGAAAACATCTAGAAAACTAAAAAAGAAAGAATGGATATCCAATTACTTCATTCAATGTTCAGCATATGCAATTATGTGGGAAGAGAGAACTGGCAGACCAATTAAGCAATTAGTTGTTTGTATTGCTGGAGACGACGGCCCACAAGTTTTTATTGAGGACAGAGATAATTGGACCAAAACTTTAGTAGATACAATTGCAGAATATAAAAGAAGGAAATTTTTTGGGAGGTAAAATATGAATCATTTACTTAAAGCGTTAATCGCTAAATTGCAAGGTGAAATCGAAGTAGCTAAAGCTAATGTACTTGTTTATCAGCGTAACCCAGCTGGTATCGGAGAACATAGCGATATAGTAGAAACTATAGAAAAAGAAGTTGCTAAGATTGCTGAGGCAGAAGATAAAATAGAATCTATAATTAAACATTTTAGTTAATTATGTTAAAGTGGTTAGAAAAACATGAATCAAAAGGCACTATAGGAATTACCTGTGGTGCCTTCGATTTACTCCATGCTGGTCATATTACAATGTTGGCCGAAGCAAAAAATGAATGTGATTACCTCGTAGTTGCATTACAAAACGACCCTTCATGGGATAGGGATTCAAAAAATAAACCCATACAAACATTGGTAGAAAGACAATTACAATTAGCTGCTGTAAGATACGTCGATGATATAATCGTCTATAATACAGAAGATGATTTAAAGGATGTCTTTTTATCATTACCAATCGATGTTCGTATTATAGGAAGTGATTACCTAAATAAGGACTTTACGGCTAAAAATATATGCGATGAACGCAATATTCGCATACATTATAACAGTCGAGACCATTCATTTTCATCATCTGAATTAAGAAACCGAATACCTAAAGGCTAAAAAACATGCATGTTTTGGAGACAAAACACTGTACAAATGAGCTTTAAGTTGGTATAATATACATATAATAATTTAAAAGGAGTGAAAATGAAGTTATTACAAACATTAAAAACCAACGGTCTTTTAGACAAAGACTTTCTTGAGGTAACAATCACAACACTAGTAGCATTACTAATTGGAGGTGCGTTATAATGAGAACGGATATGATAGAAACCGGTGACACAGTTCTTTATAAGAACGAACAAGGTCAAAGAGTTCAAGCTTTTATTAAAAAGCTTAGCAAAGACCACATGCTTGTAAGACCATCAACTATAGATTTTGAGTATGCTGGAGGCGACGTCTTTTCAGATGAGCGTTACCCAGAAGTTAAACTCACTGAAAATATGTTTGACGACATATCTTTGGAAATTTGGTCAGACGGCAGAGGATGCGACAACTCTGCAATCGGAGTGAGCGGATGTCACGAACCTTGGAAACAAGTTTGGATAACATTTTCAGAAGTAGCTTAATATAGGAGAACATTATGGCAAGAATAGAAATTGCAATCGCTAAGTTAGATGCGATGATTGAAAAAATTGAAAAGCTAACCGAACAAGTGGAAGAACAAAAACATACTATTGATAGGATTGAAAGTCTTACAGACGAATTAGATAATAGACTATAATTACTTATAAATAGTAACATGAAAAAGTTTAACGAGTTTTTGGCAGAACGGGCTGGTAAAGGCCTGACCATCTTTGACATTGATGATACAATGTTCGTATCAAAAGCTCGTGTTAGAGTTATTAATAAAAAATCTAAAAAAATAAAAGAACTAACTCCACAAGAATATAATTCTTACAAGCTCGGAAGAGATGAAGAATGGGATTATGGCGAATTTAAATCGTCAAAAATATTTTATCAGACTGCAACGCCTATTGCACGAATGATTCAGAAAGCGAAAGCAATAATTAGTAATGCAACTAAAAAAGGTTCAAAAGTAATTATAGTCACAGCAAGAAGCGACATGGACGATAAAAAATTATTTCTAAAAACTTTTGAAGCTCATGGTATATCAATGAAAAATGTGTATGTCGAAAGAGCTGGAAATATGGGTGGTAAAAATAGCGCAGCTAATAAATCAATCATATTTAAAAAGTATTTAGAAACAGGCGAATATGCAAGAATTAGATTATTCGACGACCACAAGGAAAACTTACAAGCATTATTAGACTTAAAAAGAGAATTTCCCCAGGTTGAATTTTTTGCATACTTAGCTGATTTGAAAGGTAGTATAAAGCGAGTAAAATAGGAGAATATTATGCCAGTAAAATTTAAACCAGACCACGTATCAGTAGAACGAGGTACTGGAAAGAAAACTATTCAAAGGTTCTATATTAGGAATACACCTAAAGAAGAGCTTTTTGAAACAATTAATAAAAGTAATACTAAGCCAAAGCTAAAAGTAAAGTGCATTAATGAACTTAACAGACGAGGCGTAAGTATAGAATGGGTAAACAAATAGCATCATTTTGGAGATTATGGGCAAAAAGCTTAGGAGAAAAAGCTGGAGTCAATAATAAGGAAGCTAACACAGTTGCAGTATTCAGAAGCGTTATTGTATTAGTTAACTTCATAACATGCTTTTTTATTATAGCAGGAGTAATACACAATTGGTAGGAGAATGTAATGCCAGAAGATTTTAAAATAAATGCCACGGTTGGGAATAAATCACTTAATCATGGTAGTAAGCAGAAAGTAACGTGTGTATATGGACAAGAGCCACCAATCGATGTTAGAAGAGATTCTAAGAGAATAAAAAGACAACAAGCTGAAGGCGGTAAAGGCGACTTTAGAAGAGCAGGGCCAGGCGATATGCAGAAATATCGTGATGGTTGGGATGCAATATTTGGAAAAAATAAATGAGTAAATGGCACGGCGGTAAAGGGTCAAAACAAAGACCTACTGATGCAGAAAAATATAACGATAACTGGGATAGAATTTTTAATAAAGGCAAAGGCGAAAGAGCAAACTGGTATGGAGAAGCGGATAAACTCAAAGAAGAAGACAAAGGTGAGATACCACAAAATTCTTTTCGACCTGGATAAACCATTTGGCCACAAAGTTCAAAGGGATAGAAGTAAAACTATACCTAGGAAACATAAATATAAGAATATAGAGGAATAAATATGAGCATAGATTTAGATAAATTTGATTTTGGATTTACTGCTGTAGATGAAGATGAATTGGAGGCGGTGCAGGCCGTTAAGACCGAAGCATCAACTGCATCATTAACTGCATCTGAAACAGAAGAAAAACTAAACAAATTGTATAATGCTATTTTACCACTATTAAGCAATTTAAAATTAAACCCAGAAAAGGAATATATTTATTGGCCTAATAGAGTAGAAAAAGTAGAGCAATTTGAAGACTTAATCTCAGGAATTGTAAAATGACAATTGCACCATCAGGTAATGCCATAGGAGTACAAGACGCTGGTACTAATCCATCAATTACTGCACAAAGTACATTTTGTACTGGTACTATTACTATAGGCACTGCAACATATAAATTAAGAACAGGAATACACCATGCTAGTCCATTTGGAAGTGGTTCAACTTCAGGTTATGAAGGTATAGGTGGTTCCGTATATGGATATTCAAGTCCAAGTGGTACAGGTAATATATCATATACTTTAAATAGTACTGGTGCATCTGCTGGTATACCATTATGTTATACAGGAGATTGTAGAAGTACTTATGGTTATACTGGAGCTGGAAGTATTACTGGCCTTTTTCCTCAATGGAAAACCGGAAGTATTACATACACAAATGTAACCATGGGTTCGTATATGAGCTCAGCCTCGTTTGGTTCATGTAATAATACAACCTGGACAGCAGATGATGGCTCAACTTATGAATTAGTACAATTGATGTGGATGAAAAATACTCAAACTTCTGGAACATTTCCAAACGTAGGTATTCCAAATCCATTTCAAGGCCAAGAACAAACTGGCGATGATAATAGTAATTATATATTTGTAGCATATAAAAGAACTGATGCAGATTATACTGGAGGCCCAGCATTAGCAGAAGTTACTATTGGCGGCATTACAGTAAAGCCATTTCTTTATAATGTTCAAACTGCATCTCCAACCACCTATGGCTCATCTGGTAATCAATACGGCTTAATTTATGGTTGGTATGGATTTACTGATTCACAAATAGATGGTTTAGGAACTTCAGGAACTATAAACTTTACTATTAAAGGTTTAACTACTACTAATACTTTCAATAATGGAATTGCTGAAGAATTTGGTGGTAATGATAGTGCTGATGTTAAAATGTCAGATTATTATAAAGGCGGTACTTTAGTAACTAGTAATGTTACTGCATCAATTCCATCAACAGGTAATCCAATTAGTGTAAGTGATTTTATAGGCGCAACACAAGCAGATGCTGGATTTTTTAATACAACTTATAATTCGGACACTTCAACAGCACAAATATATACAGGTACATACATAAATGTAAGTGGATATAGAAACGGAGATACAAATACAACTACGGATTCACTTAAAACACATACTGGTACTGGAGAAGATTCACAGATACCTACAACAACATTTACTTCACCAAATGGATTTCTAGGATTAACATCACGAACATTTACTATAACACAGCTGTCAGTAAATGCAATTGATAATGCTAGTTCATTCGAGTATAGTTTGGGATATGTTTATGATAACTTTTACTTAACATTAAGAAGTGCTGGTGATTCTACAGGTAGCGGAATGTCTAATACCGGGTGGACTGATTTGCGTTTTTGGACAGGTAGCGATAGTTATAGTAGCCCAACACTTATACTTACAAGAGCTAATACGCAATTTGCTGCAAATCCCTCATACTTTGCAGGGTCAGGAGATAATTATACATCCGTAGCTATTAATGCTACTGCTTCTCAAGTTGGAGGTGGTTTAAAATCTGGATTAACACAAGGTGATTATTCGGATATATTCGGTACATCAACTGCTTCATACAGCAACCCTGAATGGAATTTTGCAATAACTTAACCTATATATAATATATAACAAAACGGAGATATAAATGTTTTTTAGAAAAAATGAAGATATTAACATTGAACAACTAAAAGAAACTTTAAAAGTAGATGAAGGAGTCGTATATGAAATTTATAACGACCACCTTGGTTATCCTACATTCGGTATCGGCCATCTCGTCTTGGACGGAGACCCAGAACATGGGGAGCCGGTGGGCACTTCAGTCTCAGAGGATAGAGTTGATGAGTGCTTTGAAAAAGACGTAGAAACAGTAATTGAAGATTGTAAAAAATTACATGATGGTTGGGATGGTTATCCTGAAGAGGTAAAACAAATCATTGCCAACATGATGTTTAATATGGGACTTACAAGATTAAGTAAGTTTAAGAAACACAATGCAGCTTTAACCTGTGGAGACTGGAAAGAAGCAGCCGTCGAAGGTAGAGATTCAAGATGGTACAAGCAAGTAACAAATCGTGCAGAACGATTAATGACAAGACTCGAAGCAGTTTAGTGTACAACGAGTCAAACATTCCCCAGTCGGAGCAAAAATACATCGGATGGTATTGGTGCTCCGACCGCAAAGCGTTCTATCGCTGGTCAGAATTCATTATAAAATCCTAATTTTAGGATAAAAAATCTTATAAATAAACACGTATGGATGAAGTGTTTAGACTAATTGCCGATGTCGGCGCTCCGATAGCAGGTTCAATAGTCATGGGATTTTTTATTTTTATCGTTATTAAACAGATAATGGAAGGTATTGTCGACCAAATAAAAACCCTAACTATTTTTTGCAAATCTCTAGAGAATAGAGCAAGGACAATGAGCAATGAAATTATAAAAATAGATTTATTAGTATCAAGTGCTTTAGAATTAAGACCTGATACTGATAGAATAGCTCGTGCCGAGAATTTTATCGAGGATGGAAAGCTAGATGTTAGGAGAGACTAATGGATGTAGGACAATTAGTTTCAGATTACGGCTTTCCGGTAGTCATGGCCGTAGGTCTTGGCTATTTCATATACTACATTTGGTGGTTTATAGGAGAGCATATTGAACCACAATTACAGGAAATGCATATCGCATTAATTCGTGTAATTGACCAGACTCGTATGCTCGACCAAGATTTAATTAGATTAAAAGAAAAGGTAAATGTAGTATTAGAATATAAGGCACAGCAAAAGTTAAAAGCAGAGGGAAAAGATGAAGAAGAATAAATGTAAAGATAACCTAGAAATTGCCAGTTTGGTAGCTATTTTTATGGTTAGTATTATAGCAGTTTCTCCAAATGTACAAGCAGATGTAGTTCACAAGTTTAAAAATCCATCATTTAGTGGAGTAGGAACTGGAGCACATTATTTAACAGTGGAAAACCAAGAGCATGCTCGTAAGAAGGCAATAAAAGATGCAATGGAAGCTGCACGAAAAGCAGCCGAAAGAGATGCAGAAAATACTACGATGGCAAAGTTTATAAGAAAC